ATTCAATGATTCCGATAAACCTGCTAATAATGACGTTGTTAGGATCTATAGAAGCACCTCTTCTGATACACCTAAAGCTACCTTCTATGCAGGTTCAGTTATAAGAGCTGGAGATTTAAACGATAACACCCTACAAAATTTATATATAACTCAAGAGGCTAACGTTGATGTCTTGAACGCTTGGAAGACAGGCGATCAAACTATCATAAGTACTGAGACTTGGCATACATCTGATGATACAAAGGTAGCTACTACCAAAGCTATTGAAGCACGTATAGATGCTAAAATTGATAATATTTCTGGAGAAGTTACAGCTAATTCATCTGGTGTCACAGAGATTGTAGATGCAAAGGTTGATTTAGCTAATTTAAAAGTTAGTAATTCTAGTGCAGCAGATGGTTTATATTTACAAAAACAATCAGGTAATACTGGTGGTTTAACATGGGCTGCAGGGTCTACAGTAGGTGGAAGTGTTGGAGTTGATTTTAACGATAATGTTAAAGTAAGGTTTGGTACAGGCAATGATTTAGAGTTGTACCATAATGCAACAAATAGTATTATAGATAATAATGTTGGTGAATTACATTTACTTTCAGATGGTATAACTTTTAAAGATAAAGATAATGGAGATAACTATGCAACTTTTGTCCATGATGGTGCTGTAACTTTATTTTGGGATCATAATGCAAAGTTAGCAACATCAGACACTGGTGTCACTATAACTGGTACAGCTGTTGCTGATGGCTTTACTGGTAATGTAACTGGTAATGTAACTGGTAATTTAACTGGTAATGTAACTGGTAATGTAACTGGTAATTTAACTGGTGATGTAACTGGTGATATAACTGGTAATTTAACTGGAAACGTTACAGGTAACACATCTGGATCAGCCGCAACTGTTACTGGAGCAGCTCAATCAGCTATAACGTCTGTTGGTACTCTTACCAGCCTTACAGTTGGTACAGGGGATCTTGTAGTTGATACAGATACACTTCTAGTAGATTCTTCAGAAGATAGGGTGGGTGTTAATAAAGCATCCCCTGCATCAGCATTAGATATAGTAGGTAGTGTAACTCAATCAGCTATAACACCAGCTGCTCTTGAAGTGGATTGTTCTGCTGGTAATTATTTTACTAAAACTTTAATAGGTAGTAGTACAATTACTTTTGCTAATATACCTGCAGGTGTGGTTTATGGTTTTATACTTGAAATAACAACACCAGCTTCTGCTACAACAATAACTTGGCCTGATGGTACAAGTGGTGATGGTGGTACTGTTAAATGGACTGGAGGTAGTGCACCAACTACTGCTAGTAGTAAAACCCATATATTTAATTTTGTTACTAATAATGGTAATGGAGATAGCACTACGTGGCGTGGTTCAAGTTCTCTTGATTATACAACGTAAAGATTATGCTTGTATTTCCTACATATCAAAAGTTAATAACAAGTAAAGGTTTACCTGATACTGTTACACAGTCAGGGGTATACTCAACTTCAAGTAATAGTACTAGTCTAAATAGTGTTTTTAGTGTAAATCTAACTAATGTCACAACAGTACCAAGAGCTGGTAAGAGGTTATCTTTAATACATCTTAGTTATAGACTTACTGGTACTGATGCTTTTTCTGCGTATGATGATTGGTTTAAACCAAGTGGTCAAGGTGGAAGTGCTACTTTTACTTTAGGTGGAGTAACACCAACATACAGGACACGTGGTAATACAACTGCTAATGGTACTGCAATATATACCCTTGGTCATGATTTAAATACATCTGGATCAAATGCAACCGTTGCTTTAAGTTGGAATAATAGTTCATATGATACTTCTGGATTAAGTAGTTTTTCAGCTCCCGGTGGTTATGGTGTGACTGTTTGGATATTCGATTATGTTGAAAGTTATTCTATAGCTTGGGCTGGTTATCAAAATAATTCAAATATTAGTGCTATGAATGGTTTTAACACAGCACCGCCAAGTGCTAGTAATACTACAGCATCTCATAAAGCAATTACAGGTTTTTCAACTAATTCTAATGCTCTTAATTGGGATCCAGCAGATGGTTCAACATATACAACTACTAACGATACTGATATTGGAACAAATGAAATGATTGAAACTAGTTACGCTTTTGAAGCTACAGCATCCCCATCAAACCTACAAGGTGATATGGATGTATCTAGTGGATCTGCTTCAGGTGGAGTCACTGCTGCTTTATCATTTCTAAGGTTTATACCATCAACATCTTAAATAATAAATATGAATTACGCAATTGTAGATGGTACTACAGTTACTAAAACTGGACCCATCTTTGAATTATTTCCTAATGTTTCTTTTCCAGAAACTGGTCCTCCAACTGAATTTATTAGTAACAATAATTTAATAGAAATCATTAATGTATTAGGTATAACTGAACCTGATCAGAAATTAACTACGGTTGATGTCTATTTAGATTCAGGTAAAGCTTATTCAGTAAAAGTAGAGACATGTACGGATACTGAAAAAGCTACAAATATAACTAATAAATGGATCAGTATTAGAGAACAAAGGGATGAAAAATTAAAAGAAACAGATTGGAGAGCTTCTAGTGATCTAACTCTTAGTGATGATTGGAAGACTTACCGCCAAGCTCTGAGGGATGTACCGACTCAATCTGATCCTTATAACATTACATGGCCTACACAGCCATCTTAATTTACAGTGGAAATACCATCCATTAAAACTCAATTACCAAAAGCTCTAGATATGCCAAGCATCCCTCTAGAACCACCTACAGCAGATATGCCAGTCTTCCCACCTATTGTCATACCTCCTAGTAATTTGGTAGCTCCTAAAGGAGTGGAGGGAAAAGAAAAAGAAGAAGTACAAACAGAGCAACCTAAAGTAAAACTACCTGTTATTGATATTGACTTACCGTTACCAACTACAGAAATTGTAGCTACTGCAACTTATGCAGCTGTAGCAGCTGTAGCCACTACCACCTTAGCTACTCCTTTATTTGGCAAAATTAAAAAACAAATTCAAAAGTTCTTACAGAAAAAAGTCGATAAATGGACGCAAAACCGCCAGAAAAAGAAAAGGGACTCCTCGGTAAACTGAAAGATGCAGCAGAGGATCAAGAACATCAAATACAAATCTTAGGTACATTTGTCAGATTAGGCGTTGTTGTCTGGTCTGGATTCATTATTACAATGAATTACGTAGAAATACCTATGGTTAAAAAGTCAGGAAACTCTGATATTACGTTTGTTGCTAGTGTGTTTACTGGAGCATTAGCGACCTTTGGCCTTACTACAGGCAACAATAATAAAAACAAAGGTCCAGTAAATTGTCCTATGGTTAAGAAAAAGGAAGAATGAAAAAATGGCTATTACTCTTAATGTTGGTATCACCCACAGCAGTTAAAGCAGAATTAGTACAACCAAATTTTACACAGGGTTCTATGAACTCTACAACCACTACAACGGTTGATATAGAAGAAACAATAACCACCACCACCTATGGAGCAGCGTTAAGCAAATGGTCTGGGGACAACATAACCCATACATCAGCAAGCTCTGGAGGAATAGTAGACGAAGATTCAATCTTTACTCTGACAACTCCCGGTTCAGACTTCTCGTTAGAAGTAGTAACCAGAGCAGCCAGTCAGATAATAGAACTGATAGAGGTAGACAGAACTATCTCACAGGAATCTACTACTGTTTCCTTATCAGTCTTCTCTCAATAGCACCAGCTAAAGCATCAGAACCAGAGACTCAAAACGTATCGAATCCTGTTGCTGCAGCTACTGGTAATGTTACCAATCAAGCTGTCCAATTCCAGAACAATGGTGCACCATCAAGGCAGCATTATGGGTCTGGAGTAAGCTGTAATGGCCCTACAATGACGTTCAGTCCCTTCTATATGGGGAATCATACGGTTCCATTTGATGAGGAGATGTCTCAGAGAAGCTATACAGTAGCTGAAAACTGGGGAGGACAAATAAATTTTATGTTTCCATTAGACCGTAAGGGTTTAGCA